ACCTGGTCCAAGCTGATTTCTGGCGGTCTGGTAGGCATTTGCAGAAGTATCCTGCGCAGCAACATTTTGCTCTGTGACCTGTTTGGCGATATCGGCAGCCGTGGCTGACACCTGATAGGTTTCGCCACCAAAGTTAAAGGCTGTGTACCCTCGAGCGGCGGCCAAGGCGGCAGCCTCTTGGGGTGTATCTGCCTCAGTATTGGAAATTTTTAAGGTATTACGCTCAATGGTGCGAGCTGCTGCATCATCAAATCCAGCAAACTCTTCGAGATCTACCTTCTCTATACTTTTCTCAATCTCGGTTTTTAAACTATCAGCTGTTCTAACAGTTGTATCCGATACGGGAATAACTGCCTGCTGAACCTGAGTAATTGCCTCAGCAGCATCGTTAGCATCTTCTTCTGATGCACCATTGGCTAACGCTGCACTTACAATTTTGTCTTTTGCTGTGTCAGCATTACCTGTTACATCTCGATTCACAACCTCTACAATTTTTGTAGTGACATCTGGATTAGTAACATTATTTGCAGCCTGCAGGGTTCGGTCTAAACCTTTAACTGCATTTGCTATTGCGCTAAAGTTCCCGGTTGACACTGCCTGAACCACACGGGCCGCAGCAGCGGCGGTCTGAAGGTCACTACTATTTGATAGCTGACCACCTATTTGAGCCGCCGAAACCCAATCTTCTTTTGCTACAGCATTTGCTAAGTTAGCTGCTTTTGTGACATCTGAAAGGGTAATGTTTCCTGCAACATTAATATTTCCAACGCTGCTTGATATGGTTGGATTATTTGAAAGCGCTGTTACAACCCCTAGTGGATTGTTGTTTTGTATTGCATTGGCCACATTTGCAGCCGTGGCCACATTTGTGTACCCGCCCATACTCGCAACTGACGCTATGGCCCCAAGATAATTACCCTGACTGATTGCAAAGGCTGCATTGGCTGCCACCGCAAACGGTTGTAGACCAGGAACAAAAGATGCAACGGTTAAGGCTTGAGAGATAAGCTGGCCCTGGCCTGTATCTTGACCGTAAGTCGTAAACTGCAGCTTTCCAGTGGTTGGGTTAACAATCATGTTGTAACCCGTCATGCCTGGACCGCTATAGGTCTTGCCGATTTGAATGCTATATGGGTCGGTTGGTGATGTGTAACCCAGGGTTTGAGTTGGGGTCTTAATTACCTTTCCAACCGATATATCAGGCAAGAAATACTGCGTGTAAAAGTTCCCCTCTTCATCCCGAACCTGACGACTTTGAACTTTTGCCAACTCAGCCGGGGTCAGCTCTCGATTAATAGCCGCACTGCCTGCGCTTTCATCCAAAGCGATGTAAGGATTGAAAGCTGACACCATGTATCTTGGCGTCGTTGATCCCTCATCAAACCTCTGAGAAACCTGGCCCTCACGGAGCATGTCCTCAAGTTTTATTTGGCTAAGATCGGTTACGCCTCTGCCAATCAACTCCTTGGCCATGTCCAAAACAACCTGCTCACCAGCGCTTGGATCTCGCCCTAGGATTTGTTTGGCTTGATCGTAGGTAAAGCCTACAGACTCACCTTTCGTGCCAAAGATGCCACCTCTAAGCTCCCCAAGATTAGGAATAATTTGGGATGCTAGATTTAAGACTGTTCGAGTATCGTAACTTTGACCATCTCGCTCAATCGTTGCAGGCCGATTTAGCTCAGTTAAAAGTTGTTGTGCGGCTGTAACATTTGAAGCATATTTTGGGTCAGTAAACCGCGATGCCTGCTCTAAGAAAGACTTTGGAAAGTCTTTTGGATCAAGTCTTCCTGAGGCAATCTGCTCTACATAACCTTGTTTTCCCGGGGCGTTCGGATCTGTTACACCGATACTTTCGTAAACAGTATCAACAATCTTTTGCGCCTGATCTTTTGTTGGAGCAAGCAGTTTTAACTGTTCTTGAGCTTTGAGAACATTTTCTTGATAAAGGGGGTCGGTTACCCCAGACGCTGCTTGTAAGAATGTCTTTTGAAAGTCTTGCGGCTTTATTGCACCAGTTTGAAGCTGCTGCTCCCAGTGAGCACGACCAGGGGCGTCTGGGCTAGTAATCCCAATGTCTTTATAGGCCTGATTGATAAGGTTGTAATTTTCAAGCCCTGAATAGCTTGGCGTAATGTTTGAGGTCTGAAAGTATGACGACTGCTGAGCTGGTGTATATCCGGTTGCTGCAGCAATATCAGATGCAGAAATGTTAAATTTAGCGGCTGCGTCAGCAATTGCCTTTGGGTTATCAACATTTGCGGCAATAAAGCTGCTTATGTCTTGTGGGCTAATCATTTTTAAGCAACCCTCGGGTTAATTGATGCCAATAACGCTGCCGCCCAGTCGTACCAATTCTCATAATTTTCAGTCGATGGAATGGCCTCATTGGTGAAGATATCAATTGCCTTAAGTCCATCGCCCCACAGCTTCCAGTCTGTCAGTGGGCCAGGAATTTCAAGCTGCTGAGCTGCGTACTGCTCGCACATCAGTGCCGCCCAAGACTCAAAAGTATGAAACCGCGGGTCATAAACCAGCGGCTGGCCACCAGCGGGAGTAAGCGGAGTCGTCATGAATATCCTCTTACATCACCAATGTCTGCGTTTAGAATGACTCGACCAAGCTGATAATTACCTCCGACGGTGTTAGATATGAACTTAAGCCGCAACTCGCGCCGCTGCTCTTTCATGTCAATTTTTCCAGTGCCGGGATCAAAGTTATAAGGTGCTGAGTCTTGATCGTCTATTTGGGCATACGGGCGACCAGTTACGATCAGGCTCATTTGACCACTTTGAACAAAGTCTGGCTCCACCCGCTCAAGCCTTAGCCAACGATTTGCCCCGTCCATCGTAGGTTGGGATGGGCCGCCGGCTACCCAGCCAAGATCTGATGTCTCAAAGTAAGACTCAACCGCTGTGATCGTTTGACCGTTAATTGCGTCTGTGCCGATCTCGTGTTGATAGATCTCGATTCGGTCTTCTTGGGTCTTAAATGTTAAAGCAGCTGTGCTTGAAGCTGTCGGAGCGGCAGATAAGGTCAAAACCATGACATATAAGTCGGTGACAGGGATTGAAAATCCTGCCCCACCTAAACCGCCTAGGTTTGCATCGCTAGCCGAAAGGGCGTCCCCTACTTCATAAGCAGCCCCGTAATTTACTAAAGTTACGGCCGTCACCCCGCCACCGGATACGGTGATATTTGCTGTCGCTCCGGACCCCGATCCGCCAGTAAGCGGAACATTGTTATAGGTTGCATCTGCATACCCTGAGCCTGCGGTGATTGCTCCAAAGGTTTTGATCCCGCTGGACTGGATATTGGTAATTGTCGTGCCGGCAGGAATGTCTGTGCCAAAAACTAGGTAATTAGTCTTTAGATCTGTGTAATAGGTATCTAAAGCGATTTTGTTAAACCCGCTCGTGTAGGTCATGCTAGCCGTCAGGACTGTCTCCTGGGGTAGGGTCACCCAGTCAGCCTCAACCGGGTAAGCAAAGACCTGAGAGAAGTACCCGGCTGATCTACGAGAGCCTAGAGCCGTCCCGGCGTCGTACCAGGTGTTCTCGCGGATGTTATAGATGATGGCGTCGTTACACTCTGCCGAATTGCCCCTTGGGTAAAACCACCAAACCTCACCAAAACGAGGAACTTTGGTTGCCCACACCTTTTGTCTTTGGGCGTAGTTCAAATTGTCAAAGAAATAGTTTTGATTCATCTGATTAGGAATCTCTTTGACAACACCGTTATAGAGTAGGAATCGATCAACCCCAATCCAGTAATAAACGCCGTCATACTCAATAACGCACTGAGAGGACAGAATTGATGTCTGTGAGGAGATGATGTCGTACCGCCAAAAGGTTGGCGCGGCAAAGTCTCCTGAGTTTGGAATACCCAACGACTGGGGTGCGTAAGATACCCGAACCAAAGAATCTAGCGACCAAAAAAGTCCCGAGGGGGAGTTTGATCCACCTCGAACCGGAAGTCCTTGAACGATCTTGCCCGTGGCTACATTTACTTCGTTGGCATCTGCTGACACCCAATCTTGAGCGTTACCAGCAGAGCAGTTACGAATTAAACCGTTGTTTCCGTATACGAAGACATACGGATGTAAGACAACCACACCTCCAGAGACCGAGACATTATTATTAAATGTCGCCGTTACGGTAGCCGACGCGGTAGCGTTTTGGCTCATTGTTACGGTAGTTCCGGATACAGATACAACAGTCGTATTTGCTGGTATCCCCGCTCCAGTGATTGACTGACCAGCCCCGATAAGAAGGTTTGCGGCTGCCAAAGTTAAAGTTGGCAGTCCGTTAGCTGTTGTTACCGAGTCGGTAAACACCCCAATTTGGTTCATTGTGGTGCCATTGATGTCACCGATTAAAACAGGGGTATTTGTGGTGTTATCGATTGCAACAATGTTTTGCCCCGGATGAGCCACCAACGAGCTAACCCCGGCTCCAGCGACATCATAAAAGCCGTCGAACTGCCACATATTTAATTGAGAGGCAGTAAAGTTATTTACGGTAAAGTTCGCTACCCCAGCGCCCACACCGTTATCGTCAATAATCAATTCTTGCAGGCCGTCTGAGTAGCCCGAAAAAATGTAGTTAAAACTATTTTGAGCGTTGACCCAGATACCTCGAGAGGGACCTGTCAGCTCATTTGAAATAACTCGATAGCCACCCATTTTACGGGGGCGGCCGCGCTGGAACCTGACCCAGCGGCCATCGTTGTAATACTGTTTATCAAATACCGTGCCGTCCCGCTGAATACCAGCGAGGGTATCGATAGCGAAGACTTTCTGGGTCATTAAAAGGTTCCGCCAAGAACGCCGCTGGTGAAGGTTCCGGTTGTTCCAGATACGGCCCCTGAAAAGGCACCGGCTCCGGTCACGGTTATACCTGTGGCTGTTGCCCTAAATCGCTGCGTTCCGAGAACACTTAAGCCAAACTGCCCCGCCGCTGGGCGATAGATACCCGTTGTTGTTTCGCTTGCGAAGGAAAGGCTTGGGCTACCCACATTGCCATCGGATAGCTGGATATTAGAAATACCGGCTAAGATCGTAGAGGCATTTAAAAGGTTAACCGAGTCGCAAAGCAAAATAGCTTGCTGACCCGCCGGGACTACCGCCGTTCCCGACCCTGCAACACCGGTGGTAAATGTTATGGTGTAGTTCGCACCCGTACCATCGGTTTGGTTCGTAATGTAATAAACCTGGATGGTTTGGGGTAGGTTAACCGTGACATTGCCTGTCAGGGTTCCGGTGTACTTTTGAATCACATTGGCCGCCTCGACTGGGGTCAATGTGTAGGCACCATTCGTTACCGCTTTGGTTAGCTGGGTAAAGTTAAATTCTGTAGACCTACCTAAGCCGACGCTGAAAAACGCTGTGCCTGAAGATATGACAAAGCACGACTCTGTCGGCTGAAGGTCTAAAGAGGCAGACGAATCAATCAACTGACCGCCGGACGGAGACAGAGTAACCGTGCCGGTGCCGTTATTGCGGATTAGCGTAAACCAGTTATTTCCTAAGGTAGACGCTGAGGTCAGAGATATCGTTCCCGTTCCACCAGTCCAAACAACGGTCTGAGCTCGATCTGTGTCATCAAGCGTAAAGTTTGCTGAGTAGGTTCCGACCGGATGAGACTGATTAAGGGTGTTGGCGACAGCCAATAAACCGTATCCGGCTAAGGTGGCCGCATCCACATTTGAGGTTCCAACGCCGAAAGCAATTACACCCCAGGTGCCGGCCGTGTTTGGATTGGTCTCAACATAGATATATTTTGCCTGGCCGGCTGCAACCGCAACGATCGTATTGCCATCGTAATCGGCTACCGTGAAAGTATTTGCCCCAGAGTTTGTTATAAGGGCGTCGTTACCAACCGATGTCTGATTGGCCGGGGGCATCTTGAGCAGCAGCCCCCCGGTGGTCGCCGTGACCTCCATGATCCGGGCGGCGTAGTCATCCGTGGCGTTGCCGTTAATTGGCCACTCAAGCTGAGTGTTTGCGGATATTGAAAAAGCCCGAAACGACACATCGGTCGGCTGGACCACATTACCGGTAAATGGACTGTTGTAGCTCATTATGATTCCAATACAGTAGATTGACGGTCCGCAATCCGGGTCAGGTCTTCAGTCTTCAAGGTATTAATAATCTTGTCGTACTGAGCCTGCCACATCGGCATGCGCTCATCGTTTTTAAGGAAAGGCATGGCCTGCAGGAGGCTACCGTAGAGCAGCGCCTGCGGGGCGTAGATCGTGAACCAGTTAGTTTGATTTGAGGAATCCAGGGGCTGAATCCGCTCGTAATAAAGCACCTCAAAGGTATAGCCTGAGGTTGGGGTCGGGGCGACTAACCAGTGGGTGTAGTCGTAGTCGCAATAAAACTTAGGCACATCGGTCTGGGTGGGGTCTGGCCAATACTCCCGCAGGTACTCGTATTTGCGGAGCAGGACAGGCTTGCGCTCCCCGGCCACGACCACATTCATAGACACCGTCTTATGCCACCTGGCTGGCTTATCGATCACCGGCTGGGTGGCCACCATGGTGCTTTGCATCACGGTCAGGTTGCCCAAGAACTTAATCTCTGAGGCGATAACTTGCTCGGCCAGCATGATGAAGGTCGGAATCTTCTCAAGCGTGGCCGTGTCCGTGCGCTCCAGGTAGGTTGAGATATCGTCTACCAAAGAATCGTAAGTTTGTACGGCCGCAACTGTCATTACCAGCTCCTATACTTTTTGGTCTTCTCAGCAATCGACTTAGGCTGGGAGACAAACTGTTTGCCGGCCGCCTTCCCCTCCCGCTTAGCCCGGGTGGTGGCGGCATATTCCGAGGACGACAGGCTTTGGATGGCCTTTTTGGGCAGATACCGCTCTCCGGTGGCCTTAGGGCCCTGCGTAGAGGGCTTGCCGGACTTGGTGCCCCAATCCTGCTTCGACCATTGGGAGAGGCTGTTATCGGCCCGTTTTGGGCCTTTATAGCCCCCTCCGGACGACTTGTACTTCTGGGTGGCCAGTTGAGCCTTCCGAGCCGACCACTGCCCAGGCGAGCCGCCCTTGCCCGAGGCCTTGACCTGGGCGACGATGCGCTTCCATTTTCCTGGGTTGGATTTGACTGCGCTGCTCATGAAAAGGCCCTTGTTCCCTGTTTGTCAATTATCAGCTTTTGGCCTCTAGGCTGCATCTGAGGTGTGTTTGGAACAGAGATATGCGTCCAAGAATCAAACTCAAGGATGATCTGATCAAAGGGTACTTGGGCGGCTATGCAGGCCTCCACCACCTCCCGTGGTTTCATCCCCGGAACTCTGAGGTCAGCCGCACAGCCTAAACGGTGTTGTGAGGTGTCTTTAGATCCGACAGCGTCGTTTACAGGCTTAGACCTGTAGGCGCTGTTGATCATCACGGCTTTACCCCCTATCGCTTTTTTGACTTCTTGGAGGAGGGCTGCGAGTCTTTTGAGATTTTCGATTTCAGACTCATTAGGCGTGTTTTCAACGCCGAGCCGAACTGCCGTATCCGAGCGAGTAAGTTCTTCATAGGTAAAGTTCTCCGAAAGTTTATCGGTGGGGTTCATTTTTCTTCTTTCTTCGCCTTCATATCCATAATCTTTTCAAGCGTCCTGCCGCCAAAATAAAACGACATGATTAGCATCCCCCACTGACCGAGTAGCTCAACATAGTTGTTGTTTACTTCAATGTCCCACGCAGACATCATGCCAAAAGCGGTGTAAGTAATAAGAATAAACACCAGGGTCATAGGCCGAATGTTCTTGGATAGCCAAGAGTCCGACTTCATGTCGGCTTCCATCCGCTTAGTCAGATTGTCCTGCTCGTTCATATCAGCCTGAAGCTGGGCCAGTTCACCCTTTTGCTGCATCTCCATAAGTGCAACCTGGGCCTTGGCCTTGGCTTCGGGGTCTGGAATGACCTTATCGAGGATCTTTCCGCCAATCTCTAAAAGTGTGCCAATAGGTAACATAATCACCTCGCTGTCTTAACTTCGTTATCGCCCTTGCGGACAGTAACCTTCTCCCCGTCCACATCGACCGTCATCGGGTCGCGGTCAGCCATCCGGTCTAGGCGTTCAATGAGTTGCTTCATGATGTCGAACTCAGGCTTATCCTGTTTAGGCGTGGCGCCGGCGATTCCATTCATCATGGAGATCAGGGCTGTCAGGGACGCACCCAGTAGGCCCATGACCGCAGCCATCTTGCCCTCTTCTAACTGAAGGCTTGCCGCCACCCCAATAATTACGATCAGCGTGATGTAAAAAAGTCCGTATCGGCCTATTGATTTACCAGCAACCTCTTTGGCTGTCTGTTGGGCCTCCAGCCGGTTTAGCTCGGCTTGGATGTCAATCTTGGCTCGTTTAAGTTCTTTGTCTGTGAACATCACCACACCTTTGTTAGTTTAAGTATTGCGTACATCACCAACGCCAATACCCCCAATACCAGCCACTCATTCCTAGTCTGCTTGCGGTCTGATTCAAACTCCCGCTGCAGTTCCTTCTTTTCTTTCCGAAGCCTTCCCTCTAATTGCTCTACTTCTTGAACCGCTTTTCGCCCAAACTCTTTCTCTATCTGCTTAAACGCATCCTCTTTTTGCCTGCGGATGTTGTACAGAATCCGATACTCGTTGATGGCGTCGATGAACATCATGTCCCCTCGACGCTGGACTTCCTGCTGTTTTTTGCGCCAAGCAACTCTGGCTCGCGCCTCTTCGTCCAAGAAGGCGTTGACCTCCTTGGCCGTTTCCTTGATGTCCCGTCCAGCCTTTATGGCTTCTCGGATACCACCAAGAGCAGTTTGGACGACCTTTGATGGGTCGGTAGGTTCGGGCAACACTCAAAGGCTCCATAAGAAAAGAGACCATCCGATGGCTATCAGTAAGACGCCCAAGAACACAAACGACCAAAATCCCACATTAGAGTCCAATCAGCTTTTTAAAGAATTCAGCAGCGACGCCTGGCCCAAACAACACCACAATAATTACGGCGTAAAGCAGATACTCAATCTTGCTCATACGGCGATCACCCTCGCGCAATGAGGCAGAGATCTGTTCATAACGAGTAGCGCAAACAGCCTCATGGACGGCCAATTTGGTCTCCAATGACTCCATCAGTCGAACCCCCGTAATGTTTTGGCTAACCGCGCCCGCTGACCTAGTTTTCCAGGCTTCTTGGCGGCGGCTTCTAATTTCTTGACCGGAATCTTTTGCCCTTCTTTCACACCAAGAGCGCTTCGTAAAGATCCTGGCTTTTTGATAGCTTTCTGTATCCATTTCTCAGCCATGTTTTACTCCGGCTGTGTCGGCCACTGAACATTCCAAGGAAACCCTGCCTGCGCCGGAACATCTCTTAATTGCTGTCTGTAGGCAGCCCATATCGCTACATTTACCGGCGAATCGGCGACCTGTGTCCAGTCGCAATCTGCCAATCTTCTGTTACGGTCTTGGCGCACAGCCTCAGCCTGTTCGGCATCTTTTTGTGCCTTGTATGCGGCCTCATCCTCTGAATTATTAAATATCGGGCCAAGTACATACTTTGTGTACCAATTGCCGTCAGACTGTTGCTCAACCCCTTGGCGCATGGAGTACTGATACACCGTTCCTCCGGTTGCCTGCGGGCCTTCAAAGACCACATCGGAGTCGAACAGGCTGACTGCCTCGGGCGATATTGGCCCCACCGATTTGCCATAGGTCTGGGCTACCCACTTACGCCATTCGGTTTCGGTAAGAACCTGGCCCGTTGATTTAATTCGTAGTTCCATAATGTGTCCTTAAGCAATTGCCAAGAAAATATATGTGCCGCCGTTAGCATTAATCGCTGCCGGAGCTGTGCTGCTAATTTCAAAACCTGCGCTGTAGGTATCTACATAGTCGGTATTAGTGACCTCTGCCGCCGTGCTGTTCAAAAGCAGGTAAGGGTCGTTACTAGCCACAATACCGCGAGCAGAGTCCCAAACATACCAGTCACCAGTTGAGTCTGTGCGCTTAATGAGAACAAATCGAGACCCACCAGTAAATCCGCAATTAACCTGAAGCGTTGTACCTGTCCCGGTGTAGGAACCTACTTTGCTGACACCTGCTACCGTGGCGAAGAGATAGGCAACAAATGTTATTCCAGAATTGTTATTTTGATAATTTGTGCCAAGCGTAAAGTATGTTGATGTTGGCGCACCATTCCATACACCAGCAAAATTACTTGCTTCAAGCGTATCGTTTAGATATAAATATCCAGTACTGCTATTAAGTGTTTGATTCCATACAACCCAATTAGCGCCGGGATTAGAACTTCTTGATTTACAAATAATCAACTCAGGTGCAACACCTAAGTTATGGCTGATTGTTGTATTAGCACTAGTGCCTGTATAGCAGACCACATCAAAGAAACCGGGTGCGCGACGCATAAAGTAGTAAATCCAGTTTCCATAAGTGGCGCTGTTCCACCCATTAGATCTGGTTATGTTTTGACCGTCTGCTTTTAGTTGAATATATGATGAAGTAGCCTCTTGAAATGATGATGACGAACGCAGGGATGGACACCCACTTCCGATTAGTGTGTTATTTGGAACCCCTAACGAGCGTAAACGGTCTGCAAACTGAAATTGGTTATATCCAAGAGTTCTATCCGTACCGTTTCTACTAAAGGTATTTACCAAATCAGGAGGAAACGGAACATTAGTTGAATCAACTGTATCTGCTTGCGAAACTGCTTGCGGATAAAACACACTTGTCCCGCTCGTCGGCGTCTTCATCGGCCCACGGCGAATGGCGATGTAGATGTAGGTTTGACCGTTTCCGTTTACTTCACTTGAAGTAGAAACAAGCTGAAAGCCAGTTGCTGTTGGGCTTAAATAATCATTAGTCAGTTCGGCACTGGATGAATTTGCAATTAGTCGTTGGTCATCTCCACTAACAACCATGCCACGCATATTGTCAATCATCTGCCAGCTACCAGTTGTGGTAGATGTTTTAATCATCAACCATTGCGGCTCATAACCAAGTGTTACGGTTGGCCCAGATGTTGACCCATTACCTGTATAACTTCCGCAAGTAATTACATTATCTGAACCGGTCAGACCAAAACCACCTGCGTTATGGGCGAAGAGGTAGGCTACATAAGTAAAGCCATTAGAATTAGTCGATCCGGATGTTCCTACACCAAATGTAGAAGCGTTCATGTCTGGCGCAACAGTCTCACTACCCCACAAGTTTTCGGCTTGATCTGCATATGCGCCTGGATCGTTTAAAAATGCTGCAAATTTTCCGTTAGTTTGAGTACCAGAGCGATGCCAAACAGCCCAACTACCTGTTGAATCATATCGTTTGACTATGATGCACCCTGGAGCAGAACCAAGATTATGACTAACTGTTCTTGGGCTGCCTGTGCCAGTATAAGTAACTACATCAAAGAACTTTGGTTGTTCGCGGAATGTCCAAGAGACATAATCATACAAAGCACTAAAGTTATATCCTGAGTTTCCAGAATCATCGCCTAAGTTATAGCCGTTAGTATTAAAAGCAGTTAGCCCGTTTGCTATAACAGTTGAGGCGTCAGTGCTATTTGATCTAAGAGCATTGGTAGCCCCTCTAACAGTATCATTAAATCTGTTACTACCGGTTTGGTTTCTTGATTTTGTCCAAACCAACCCACCTTTAGTGGATAAGTCAATACCGTTGGTAATTGTTTGAGTAGCCCCAGTACCCGTATAAAGGTAGGTGCTAAACACATCCTCGATGTAATTAGCAACGGTTCCTGGCGCACCGGCCAGCATAAGCTGATTTCCGCTCATGTTAGGTCACATTTCCTTGAACGACGCACACGGTACCGGAGATAAACAGAATGGTTGCCAGTCCTCTTGCAGCCAATGTCATCGTAGCCTTGTCAGAGTCTGTACCGGCGATGTATGCAGTAGTAATCGAGCAGGTGATCGTGATGGTTCCAGAGGTGTTGTTAAACACGCTGATTACATCACCCTCTGCAAATGTAGCGTCCGGAATTACGATTGCACCGCCAGAACCGACCTGAACATATTTACCTACATCTGCCGTTGCCAGAGTGTAAGAACTTGTCTTAGTGCCGACCGCCGGGACATTCCTATACCCAACACTCATGTTTTCGTTGGGGAAGGTGTAAGTCTTTACCGTAGACGCAGGTCCAGCTACCGAGAAAAAAGCATTACCGGTTCCACCTGATCCGGCGGGCAGGGCGCTCGATAGAGTAATGGTTCCGCCTGAATCTATGGTCAACCTAGTCGTGCCGTTAGTCT